TGACCGTGGTATGAGCTTTCCAGCGGTAGCCGATGCTGCCATGAAGTCACCGGCCGTAACTGCAGCAGTAGCTCCAAGGAGCAGATAAGCTTCCTGGCCAGGGATCATAGCCTGAACCCCAATGGACTGGTTAGCCTGTGCAGATCCTTCAACAGTATTCACCATGAGCTGTGCGGTTGCTGGAATACAACTCTTAATTGTATACCCATCAGGCACATCAGTGATTGCCGATGTTCCCGAGAAAGTTCCAGCTGTAGTGGATACTTTCACAACATACCCAGGTGTGCTAAATGCATTCGAAATGACCTTCGTAATAGCCTGGGTGCCATTTGCGAGCCCATACTCCGTAATTGTTGCTTCAGGTGCTGCCATCTTTAGGCCTCCTTAGTTACTGGGTGTGTCTTATTCCACAGATCATTGCACCCAAGTTCTGCAAGATTCTCTTCAAGTGTCTTGAGTGCCGTGCTTGTTGGCTTAGCAGCTTCAAGTCCCACAGCCGGGGTACTTGCAGGTTTTGCAGTAATCATGTTCTCCTTCATTCTACTCAGCATGGCAATCTGCTGCTGGACAGGAAGACCTTCAACAACCTTCTCGGGGTTAGCAAACCCAATGGTTCGAACTTCCCCAATAAGTGCATCAACGGTTGTTCCGAGATGAGTCTCATACTCCTTGGTAAGATCCTCAAACTTCTTCTCAACCTCTTCCTTGCCCTTCTTGACCTGCTCGGTTTCAGCCTTAGCAAACTCAAGATCCTTACTCAGCTTCTCAAACTCCTTCTGCAGGCCTGCCTGCTCGAAGTGCTTTGAAAAGTGCAGCTCCATACCCTCCACAAGTGCAGATACCTTGTCTGTCGGTACACCACTCTCGAGGAGCATGCGTTCAAGTTTATTTCCTGTCAATTTTATCCCTCCCTGTTGGGAGCTTCCAGGATCGCTGAAAGCTATTGCGGACACAGCCATTTCTGTTCCGCTTATTGCCGGGTTAGGTACAACAGCAATACCAGTCAGCGTACCATCAATGATGTTACCAGCGTCATCCCGGATTGGATCAATCTCTGCTGATGTATCATCATACCCCTCGGCATACACCATCTTGAAAGCAGGATCCATCATAAGGGCCTTATAATGCACCTTATCACCATCTGCCTCAAGACCCAACTTCACAGCATGACCAAGCACCACACGTGCCTTATCTGTCCCTGCATCCTTGTGGGTCAGGTACATTGGTACTGGATCCTTAACCTTGTTAAAGATCTTCTTTAACACATCTGACGAAAATTCAACAACCTCACCATCTGATGCTCTGAAAGCACCTACGCGGAGGCTCATACCTTCAGCGGCCATTACACCAAGTGAATGCCATTCTACAGTATTAACCATTTGGACCTCCGAGGACTATTATGACGTACCCTATATATAAAGGTGTGGGACGAGGGTGTGCACTCAAGTTGTACAACCCTACAAAGAGATGCAATGCAGAATCTTAAATAATGTTGCACAACTAAAAAATGAAGGGGGTGTTCACTAAAATACAACCATCAATCAGATTCTGCTTTAGTAACAGATTGCTGTCCGGCATCCTGCTTGTGCTGGCTGGCCGATTGAGCTGTCTCGGGATTCTTAGCAATACCAGCAATCTCATTTGCCTTATCAACCTGAGCATTCACCTTCTGCTTATCAACCTGAGCAATCTCCCCCTTCTGTTGCTCAGTCAGAGGTTCATATCCCAGCCTGGCTCTGATCTCACTCTGCGTAAAGCAATTTAAGGTCCCCATAATAGCCATCTCACGGAACGTCTCAAGCCTTGTGGCAGCCATTGACAGCTCAAGTTTCAGGTCCAGCTTCTCAACCGGATATGCTGGATTAATAGCTAACAGTCTTGCTCTCAAATTATCCAGCATGATGGGCTTAATCTTCATAGCAATCTGCATAGCTTTATCAGACACATAATTACTAATAACTAACTCAGAAGCATAACTCCCGGCTCCATCACCAGTCACAACACTCTTGGGCATGTTGAGTGCAGTCCAAACATTTCCAGACAACTGATCAATCAACTCATTGGTCTTCATGTACACATTCGACTTGGGCTCAAGAATATCAACCTTGATGGTATCCAACACAGTATACCCCTGATCTGGTGCTTGATCCTTAATTGAATTATTATATGCATTGATATACGTGTTCGCTTCAGTCATTGCATCAGTAAGTCTACTCTCCTGTGCACCACTAAACTGATCAAGTGCAAACGGTTCACTACTAATAGTGTGCACTTCTCTGGGAATAATCTTCCACCTATAAAGGATATCAATAATGCTCGTCTGTCTCATTTGCCAAACAGATATGATAGCTCTCTGGACAGGTGAGACAGAATACATTCCAAACGTCCAACGGCCCTTCCTGTCAGTTGAGAAGGTCGGTGTCTCTTTATACTTAAGATGTATAAACTCTCCAGGCCCCAACACAAACTGTCCAGGCAGTCCTTCATTGAACACCAAGTAGTTAGGTTCGGTCATTAACACTCCAGCCTTACACCACCCAATCTGGTCGGGATGTTCCACCAAAGTAATCATCCTATTAGGTAACACCCTATAAGTCATCGGATCTCGTGAATCAGCAAACACATCACCATATAGTGGCAATAACTCCCCATACATCTCAAACTGATCAGCCATCTTCATAGCATCAGATACTAACTTAGCCTTAGCAATCATATCCTTCTCAAGCTTGCTAGTAACACTGTCAGTATCCTTCAAAATCGGTCCCTTATAACACTGTGCAACCAGTGTACTCTCCCGATCTAAGGCTCCACCAACAGCTGGATCCCAGATAAAGAGCTGTTCCTGCATCTCTTCATCCTGCATGGTCTCAAACCTAGTCAGGTCCTGCAAAAACTCAACAAGTTTGACTGTAGTTCTCTTCCCACCCGTTGCATTACCTGCAGGGGTAGATTGTGTACGGGCATATGGTGCCGTGTTATACACTTCATATCCAAACAACTTCTTCGCTGCACTCTTAACCGAATCAATAACTCCCATGATAATCCTCCTCTAAAACGATTTAGCCAGAAACAACTTGGGTTTCCTAATAGCCATCTGCTCTGCACTAGTTAAACACCATACACAATTCGCAACGGTGTCTGCCATATCCTTCGATCCCTGTGTAGGATGGTCAACTTTCTTGTCATTAATCACCTTCAATCCCAAAAACTCACGCTTCAGGATATCATTATGTACAATTTGAAGCGATCCATCCTTCAACATTCCCTTCACTCTATCATAATCCTCCTTATAAACAATGTGTTTGAGCACCTGAATACCCTTCTTTGCTGCCTTCTGGGTCAAGTTCGGGTACATCCACGTGTCAGTTACAAGCCATCTTACGTTGAAATTCAAATACAACTCATCAAGATACCTGTCAATATCCTCTGCATTAATGAATACCTCCTTACCTGTCTTGGTAAACCTATCAACCCCATTTACAGTAACCCGATTATGCTTCCTGTGGGCCATAGAAATCCCAAATGCATCATTCTTTGCTGATGGATCAATTGCTACAACGTGTGGAAGTCCAGCATCCGGAGACGTCTTGGTATACAATGCATTCTCCATGGGGGTCAAAATAACCCCATCAGGGAACTCCATACCCGTGTACATCCCAGGTTGACAGGCGAAATCTCTATAATATGCAGCCATATTGTCCTTATATTCCTCCAACAGTTCAGCCTGACTGATATTTGTATTCATAACCCACGTGGGCTTAACAGTGGCGTACACCGTTCTCTTCTCATATGGCACATTTACTTCATTTTCCCTGGCCTGTCTGATCAGTGTATTCATGATGGAGTTTGGATCATCGTTGCTAGAACTAATAGCACATAGCTTCCCATCACCTCTAAATGTCTGTGTACTATTAAGCATCTTGGAATATACCTTCCAGGACCCGCGCTTACCCTCACTAGCTTCAAACGAATCAAGCTCATCAAGTGCTACAAACCTATTAGATCGTCCAATGTTAGTAGATGATGAACTTGATAGCACCCTAACCCCCACACTCTTGGAAGGTACATCTGCATATTCAGCCCTCATGATTAGGTCTGTCCACTGACTAAACCACTCACAATCTGCCAAGAAGTTCTGAATATTGCCCCACAAGCCATCATCATTCTGATCCTTACTAATCGACAACACAGATATGGTTACCAACTGATTCTTCATAAGCCTATAATACTGCCAAGGGATCTTGGGTAAACTAACCACATCAAATAGCTCATAAACAGCAATCATAGAGTCCATTGCAGTCTTACCACTCCTCATACCAGCAAGAGTAAGCATCTGCTTGTAGGGTGTAAGGGCTGGATTATACTTATGTCTGTAGAACTCTCTAATGATCCTCTCCTGTTCTTGGTGTCCATTATCAAACTCAACCCCAAGGTAGGTTTTCATCCACCAAATAGGATCTGCCTTCCCTTTAATAACAGTCCTCATATACTCGACATAATCCTTCCCATCTAAGGTTTCTCCTCCTGTTACTTTGAACTGACCGGCAGACATCTGAATTGTGCCTCCTGAACAACCTTGGGTCTCTCCATAGCAGCGAGAATTTTCATCTTGCAATCCGAGCAGCAATTATCAACAACAGTGTTAGTTAGATCAATAACTCTAGTATTAAGAGCATTAATCTGCATAGCAGCATCTCCATTGCCAACTCTTCCTTGCAATACAGCAATACTCTCTATGGTCTTCCTAATCTCCTGCGTGAGTTGCACCATCATCTGTACCTTGGCACGATCAACATCAGATGGCTTGTTAACAGTCTCAATAATATAACTAGACCACTCATCGAGAGTATTCATGTTCTTCATGAGCTTGTTAAGCAACTCATCAGTAGACTGCATACACCCATTGGCATCAACTGACAACTCATGTCCCTCATTGATGTGCCTCATAACCTCTTCGTAGGTACACCCAAGCTCAACAGCCACGATGTATGGGGTCGTCTTACCAAGGTGGCAATCCTTGATCTTGGCAGCACCTAACCCCTTCGCTTTGCAAACCGGACAAGCTGGCAATACACTAGTTGTTTCCTCCATAACCAACCTCAAGATGACGGTATAACGGTTCCTCTATATAAAGGGGTGGTTGAATACACGTGGTCATGGGTGTGTTCCTGCTTTTGGGGCGCTGGTAAAAAATTTTTGGGACATGGATGGGTGTGCAACCGACTTTGAATTTTTGACAAATGATGTGCCGACACCATATATATAGAAAAGTGAGTATGTGTAAAGTTGATTTTCTTATGGTATAGATTGGTTATATGTGAGTGATAGATTGTTTTTATTTTATTGAAAAAAATATGGAGGTATGTGAGATGATGTTAGATGTAGTTGTTGTGAAGGATAAGAGAGTTGTGAGTGAAGATGATGTTAGGGAGGAGGTTGAATTTATATGGGTATATGATGAGAAGAGGATTGGAGTTAGAAAGTTGATATGTGTGAGTGATGTGATAGTTAAAGGGTGAGTATTATTTTTTTATTGTTATTGAAAAAAGTAATGGAGGAATGTAGGTATGAAGGGAATTGTAATCGGTGATGATGGTGAAGTGTATAGATGTTGTGATGATGATGAGATGGAGGATGTGGTTATAATGAGTTGTGGGTATAAGAGGATGAAGGGTATGGTTGTTGATGAAGATGGATTTGAGAGGAGTGTGATGTAGATGATTAATGTGTTGTTTATGTGGAAAGATGAAGATGGAGAGAATTGTGTGATTTGTGAGAATTTTGAAGAGATTGTTGAGTTTGTTGGGATGAATAATGGGATGGAATTTAAGGTAAGTGTTGTGGAGGAGGATTGAGATGGTTATTATGGATAATGGGAATGAAGTGTATGGTGAGAAGAGAAGTTTTATTGATGTTGGAAGGAAGAGGTTGAAATGTGGGAAGGTTGGAAAGGTGAAGTATGGGGAGGTTGAGTTAATGATTATGAAGGTTGTTAAGTGGAGGGGGAGTATAAGGTTAAGGGAGGTTGTAAAGAGTTTGGAGAAGTATATGAATGTAGAGTTGGATATGTATAGGATTAAGGAGAGGTTGGGAGATAAGGTGGTTGAAAGGAAGTTTGTGGAGAGTATTAGAGGAGATAATGGTGAGATAAATGTGATTATGAGGGTTGAAGATTGGGTGGTGGATTAAATGATTGAAGGAGTTATGGGTAAAGTATGTGGAGGAGTGATGGTTGAGAAAGAAGAGTGGGATTGTTTTGGATTATTGGTTGAAGATGTGGTGATATGGGAATGGTTTGGGTATGATGTGGAAGGTGATAGATGTGGTAATTTATGTGGATATATGTATTGGGATGTGAGATTAGAGTATTGTGGGAGGTGGGTGGAGATTGAGTTTGTTGGTATAGTTAATGAATGGATGTTGTTTAAAAGATTTGAGGTGATTTGAATGTTTGAGTTAAAGGTGGAAGGATTTTGTAGTGATGGGGATGTTGAGAGGGGTATGGAGGAGATTGTTGAGATGTTGAATAAGATGAAAGATGGTGGAAGGGAGATTAAAGGGGAGTTGGATTTTGGAATGTATAGGATATGGTATGGGAAGGAGGAGGGAAAGTGGATGTGGGGGTGGTATGATTATATAAATTAATTTTTTTATGGGGTGGGTGTTATGGGTAATAGAATATGGAAGGTATTACTATCCTGGATGTTAACGCTCGCTTCCGACCTAGTCGGTAGCTCGCTGATCGGAGTTACTTTGTTGAGGATGGAATGGAGGCTGACTGATGATGGTACATTCATTATGGAATGATGAATATGAGTGATATTACTCCTGATTCATGGACAGAGGTTGATCTTGGTAAAGTTGTTATCTTTGCTAATGTTAACTATCGAGGTAATGTTATTGTGACTACAAATCCTTTCGATGCTGATTGTAAACGGAAGGAGTTGCTACCGGATCTTGAATATGGAAGGGTTATCGTGGTGTGATCCTTTTTTATTAGTGAAAAAGGAGGTATGAATGACAACGCAAGAACAGTTAAGGAAGTCCATTGAGGACTGTAAGGTACAGATTGCTGACTATGAAGCTAGGATACGGGGCTTAAAGGCTGATATTGCTGGCATGCAGATTGACCTGGTAACGAGAGGAACGAAGTTTCCTGATATCATTGAGGTGATGTGAATGTGCAAGAAGAGAGATGAAATCATCAAGGCTTTAAGAGCTGGTGGAATGGAAGAGTGGGATGCAATTGCGGCTGAGGTCGAGATCGGGAAGTTGTCCATGGTTGGATGCACAACGTTTCGAGATGAGGCTAATAAGCGCATGGTGAAGATTGTGGGTGATGCATCGATGGTGGATGGTGAGGATGTCAGACGCCTGGCCAACCGGTTATCCGAGGTTCTGAGAATTGAGAAGAATGCTCGGGTTACTAACGAGAGACTGGCCCAGAGGTTCTATCAACAGTTGTGGAGGACTTGATTATTCATTTTTTATTAGTGAAAAATGATGGGGATGATTGGTGTGAAATGTGATGGATGCCATGACCTGTTGATTGATAGATTGGGGATGACGCGTTGCCATGTAGCTCGGGGCAAGCCGACCGATGATATCAAAGAGTGTGTATGGATGTGGAGATATGTGCTTAAGCATGAGCACAAAAATAGTGTGCTTGTAAAATTGGAGTGAAATCATGACCATCGACTGGAATGCCGTTAAGGCTGAAGTGAGTGTAAAGACGAGGAACAAAACCGACATGACCTTCATCGTCAGGGATGCCGCTAAGGTGATCATGGCAGATGGTGGATCCTATACGGTTGGATCTATCAGGGCATGGGTTGAGGCTGGTCTGAATGCAGAAGCGCAGGCGAAGGACCCGAATGCAGAGCGCATTGAGGTCAACTGGTCAACTGTCAAGTACAGTCTGAAAGCCACACCTGGTATGGTTGAGGCCAGCAAGAACACGTTCAAGTACGATGCTACCAAGAGCAAGAAGGTTCCCAAGAAATAAGGGGACTTTCGAATGGAAGTTCGTACTGCAATGATGATCGAGACTGCTATGATGTTGGAAGAGTGGAATGCATGCTTTCGATACACGCAGTCAGAAGACAAGAAGGACTGGATGTGGCACCAAGCTACAGATGGTCTTGATTGTCAGTAATTTTTTTTGACGCTAATGGTTCTTTGGTGATATTTTGAAGGCGCGAGCGAGCGAGCGAGCAAGCGCTTTATCGCGGCCGGACCGAGCGATGATCCGCGCGCTTTATCGCGACCGATCGAGGTGGGTTAAAGGGCCGGTTGGAGCGACCATTGGGGCATGTAAACCCGCAAACCTGTAAGAGCTTTAAGGAAGTGAAGGTGTGAATACACTAACCAGCAATGTAGGTCACTCAAAAATCTACAACGTTGCACAACCTTGTCGGTCACATGGCACATTGGCCTCTCACCACCTCTTCTCAGCTCATTCCTCTTGAAAAAACAGCTATAGGGCCATAGTCGACGTCATTTTCTCCAGGAGCTAATGACCTCAATTGCTCGAACACAAACATATATATGTGACCAAGTTTATATATATATTGTATAAGTTGAAGTGATGAGATGAGACAAAGACTTGGAGGACTGTATGGTCGAGTGGTCTAGACTTCGTGATCTTTATGAGCGGATAGATGCTCAAAGAGCTCAGAGAGCTCAAAGATCACTAGGACCTAAGAAGACCAAAGAGTGGAGTTCGAAGTGGATCGAGTATGCTGTGGAGCAGATCAATGGTGATTGGCTGACTGATACTTTCAGGGGTACGACGCGACTGAACTTGAGTTCGAGTAATGAACATATTGCGAATGTGATTCTCGTGCAGTACAAGCATAAGATCCATCCGTTCATGACACCGTTCAGATCGAGTGATTTTGTTCCTGAAGCTGTCTGGCAAGCTATGATAGCGAAAGTTGTAGAGATGAGAGAGGAAGCCACCTACTGGATTGTTAGTGAGAGAGAGGAGATGTGGAATCGACCTTCCAGTGTTGATGTGTATGAAGTGCCCGAGTGTTTGGCACACACTACCATACGACCAACCATTGTTAAGAGAGGAAAGATACCCATCCTCCGAATCTCGCTAGGTGTTGTGAAATGACTAGATCTAAAGATGTGACAAAGCGTCTACCAACCCCCGTTGGCAATGCAGTACGGAAAGCAGTTAGAATCTACGAGCGGAAGGGGTATCTGGATGATGCTGATATCCGAACGTGCCTACCGTGTGGACCCATTGGGTATGAAGAGATATACAAGTATGATGGGAAGCAACACGGTAGGCATACTGAACTTGACGGATCAAGATTGGTCAACCTTGCAATGAGACAACATATGAACAATGTCGGACGCAAGGGTGCGGAGTGGACTATCACGTTTCATGGTCCTATCTATGATAGTGACGGTCGGTACATTCCGATGAAAGAATCGCACAGGTGTGTAGCTATAGCTGTTCCGAAGGGTGAGGACCCTGCAGTTGTGTTAGCCACCAGGGTTATTGATGTGGCTCTGGGAGTTGGAAAACCCATCAAGTCAATCGTGTTTGCCAGGATGCGTATGCCGTCCCAGTGGAGATTTGGGGAGCTACCAGTATTGGTGTGAGATGATGAGTACCTTTGATGACGATGAGAGCTTAGGGTCAATGATGTTCGGACCCAAGATGGGTACCTGGGAGGTTCACAGTAACCTAGATCCCAGGTGGAACAAGTCTGGAAGAGCTAAGGGGTTGTGCTGCAGTGGAGATCCACAAGAGATGCGAGATTGGATTGCACATTGCAAGATGTTTAGAGACAACCTTTGTTGGTTTGGAGGGAACTGCTACTATGGTTCGGAGTTTGAACCACGTTAGGAGTGATGTAAATGCGACCAGTAGTTGTTGAATGTGCACGGACTGAATGTGCAAACTGTCCACTCAGACAGAAGTGTGAGAAGAATGAACATGAAAACAAATCACGGAGGTAAAGCAATGCAGTATGCACGTAAGCTAGCAAACCAGGTCATTCTGGACCTAGCAGATGACTTCAGACATCAAATCCAGACAAACAACTATGAGACCTTCGAGGCTGACTCACAGAAGTTAGCCGATGCTGTCAATGATGTACAGGTTAGGCTTGATAAGATTAAGTGTGGTATTGAGGATATTGAAAGTATGTGGAAGCACGTATCACCCGGTGATGACCATGAAGATGATTGTTGATGTTCGGGCTGAACTGTCCGATGAGGAATTGCTGAAGAGCATCCGGAAGGCTATGCAGAGTGGATCCATGTATGAATCTGGGATTGTTGTAACTGTGCTTGATAATCCCGACCAGGATGAAGTGCTAGCAGAGTTCTACTCTGCCGGTGTGGAGGTTATTGACATGACACCCTACATGTACGATGGGTCCTTGTTTGATCTCGAGGATTCAATCGCAGAGATGCCGCGCAATGTCGCTGAGAGTAGACTTGCTAAGATCTCCAAGATTATTGATATTCTTCACGGGTGTACGGATGAGTTGAATTTCGAACGAGCACTGTTATACAGGGAGCATAATGTATGGTAACTATACTGGATTATACATCAAGCCAGGAGACAGATGCAGGAAACAACTTTGCAAGGTGTGAGAGA